GTCTCATACTCTTCGGGCTGCTCATCCCAAGCCGACTCATCCTGCTCGTCTTCAATAGGCGCATCGCCGTTATCTAGCGCTTCCTGAACCTTATCACGCTTTACACGAACCTTACGCTCTACAACTTGCCACCCGTCATCCTCGGGGTTAGTTGTCGTCTTAGGCTCAACTGCTGGCTCTGGCTCTGAATCCGACTCGCTTTCATATTCACCGTACCGACTCCTCCGCTCATAATATGAGTACCGAGTCCTGGTAACAGGAATTGTAATTTCCTTTGAAGCAACTTCTTCCGTCTTGCGTTCCTCCTTAATCTTTGACACAAAGCTTGGACCCCTGAAATCTGTAGGCTTATGGTTAGATACGAAAGTGGGGAATTCCGATTCTTCTACCTTAAGGCCCTTATTGGCCGTCTGCTTTGGATCCTTGCGATTGCGGAGGTGTGGGGGAACGTACGACATCTTGATGAGTTAAGTACTTTTTAGAAGAGAAAATCCGTTTTAAAAACGAACTTACACCTGTACATACCTAGACACCTAAAGATGACGAATGCTGTATCTATCGCCACGAACGGTACTGTTTCAGATATCCAAGTTCCAGCTAAGACGGCAGACGTTCTGGAATGGATTCGGAAGAAGTACAAGTCTACTGAATTCCAGTTTCAGGGAAAGATCCAGGATCCTTTGAATGAGACCCAATGGCTCTCTATCTTCGCATGCCCGTGTGATAATCCTGAACTGACCAATAACCATATGCTTCCATCTCCGTTTGATGAGGAGTCATATTCTGGCAATATTGTAGTTCTGGCCACAGAGTCCGAAGATCAGGATCAGTATGAGCCTCATATTTCCAGCTACAAGAACCTCAAGGCTTCAGATTACAATGCTCTGTACCAGGAATGGACGTTCGCAGAGAATGAGGAGGAAGGTGATGCGGAAGTAGCAGAGGATGAAGGGGAAGAAGAGGAGGAGGAAGAGGAAGAGGAAGAGGCTCCTCGCGAGATTATTCACTCTCGTCCAATTCATACTCGGTCTAAGAACGTGTTCGTAGACTGTCCTATCCGTGATAAGGTTGTGGAAAACTTTGCGGAACTTCTGGAAGCTGATATGGCCAAGACACTGGAAGAGTCGGTTCTTCATGTGATCAGCGATCAGGCGCTGAAAGAGGGTATTGATGTGGATTGGAGTAACCGCGTTTTCTGGAGTATGTATCGCAGTCGCGCAATTTCCATCTATGAAAACTTGCGTAACGGATATGTCAAAAACTCTGAGAACTGGATAGCGAAGCTGAAGTCTGGTGAAGTTACGCCTCGCGCTTTTGCCGAGATGACGGCTGTGGATATGTGTCCTTACCGCTGGAAGGCTTCAATTGAGCATTTCATTGAGACTGAAAAGAAGGTGTATTCAAAGAACCAGAATGCTTCAATCTTCCTCTGGTGCTCTCGTTGCAAGAAGCAGGCTAAGTGTGATTATTATCAGCTTCAGACACGGTCGGCAGATGAACCGATGACGACGTTTGTGACGTGTCTGGAATGCGATCGGAAGTGGAAGTTTTGAGAGGATTTGCTAATGGTTGTTTAACAGTAATAACAGATTCGCCTGGAATCAGGACAGTCGGACGTGGGCTTCGGTACATTGGATCAAGCATCAATTCCGACATTTTTCCCTTTGTTCCTCCCATTAACGGAGAATCCAGATCTGAAGGGTACACATAAATAGGATCTAGACCGTTCGTGATTTCTGGTTTGGTAACTTCAGGAGTAGTATCCGCAAACCTCTTCTTGAAGTCTTCAATGATTGGATCGGGTATTTGAGGACTGATTTCAGCCAGTCTTTGGGAATCGTCGCGCACTAATTTCAACATATCTTTAGCTGCCATACGTTCTGACCGTGCCAACGCTAATTCTATCAGAATAAAACGGTACAACTTCTTGTACGAAATAGCCGAAATACGATGAGATTCTGATCTCTTAGCCCATGCGAAATAACTTTGTACAGTCGTTAAAATAGCTACCGTCAGTGTAAACACTCCAATAACTGTATTCGCAACTTTAGGGTCAATAATAAACTGCCCAATTCCGATAGACGCTGAACCAGATACAGTAGCTAAAACGATAGATGGTAAAGTAATCTGCGTGCTAAGACTTGAGTACCGTTTTTCCGCACGGTCATGTAGCCATGAGAAACAGAGGGATCTTTCGCCTTCTTCCGCTATAATTTTTTCCAACTGAGAATTCCATGAGACGATACCTGTGTCGTCGTCCATTGTAAATTTGTGTGTAATAATTAATGGTTCAGTGGGAGCTTAACGATAAGCACCCATCCACATCTTTTGGAAAAATTGTCAAGCGGCATATCGGTGCCGCTGACGCAGATAACGTTGACAGCATGATTAGTGCGTACGAAGCTCTGTATAAAGGAAAGTACAAGTCTCCCGAAGATGTTCGTCGTTCGTTCACGAAAGATGGACAGCCTCTTTTTACGAAGGAACAGGCCAAGTCAGTATTCCGACAGATAAAGAAACACCAGACTGGTGGCGAACGGATAGAAAGTATCGTGAACTCATTAGGTTCAAGTGCGGTAGATGCAGCTGCCGGAATTACCAAGCCAGCGCCTCCTAACGCAGCAGTCCAGGGAGCTATACAGTCTGTCCAGCTGTTTATTCGCATGATCATTCCATTTGTGTTCGTTCTGGATACGTTGGAGAATATACCATTGTTCGGGGACCTAATTGGTGCTTCTTTGGACGTTACGGCAGCCACGCTTCCCGTCATTGCGTCCAATGTCCAAACGTTCACTCCGGCAATCGTTGGTCTAATTCCTATCCCTTTAGCCGGAACGGTGGGTATTTTTCTTGGATGGTTGTTTTCTCTGTGGTTCTTGTGGTTAGCGGCTGTCATTGGAACTTCGCGTAAAGATTTCGCGGCCGCTCTAGAGGCTACGTCTGGAATGGTACCTGTCATTGGTCCAGCTCTTATGCGCGGAGTAAAGGCAGCAGAAACGGTTGGAACAAAGTTCTATAACCGCGCCGACAAGATTTCCGAATCAATTTCACATGCGTATGGAAGTCTGATGGGAGCAGTTGAGAATGCTAAGAATACGGTAAGTAGTATGGCTGCTACGTCTAACTTAAAAATGCCAACTGCTGCTGATATTAAACAGACGGCGAAAGAGGCCGTAGCTACTCCTATGGCAGCCCAGCAAGAAGCACCTCCGCCCGCTAAAGCTGGTAAGCGATTTTCAACAAGGAGGAGTAATTTACTTAAATGTCCGAAGACGCGACGGAACAAGTGCGCAATGTTCTGAAGGAGTGGGTTACTCTAGATGATCAGGAGCGGGCTCTCAAGGTGCAGATCAAGCAGATCCGAGACAAAAAGGCTCAGGATGCTGAGCACATTTTGAAGTTCATGCGTGATAACTCCGTTGATGATTTCAAGCTGGAGGGACAGGGTAGTTTGTCTCGTTCAGTCCGTACGTCTCGCCCAGCTCTCAGTCGCGACAAGATCCGTACCCAGCTTCTTATCCAGTTCGCCGATCAGCCGCAGCGTGTAGCTGAAGCCCTGCGATCAATTGAGGGTACACCGGAAGGAGATGATACTCCTCCTATCGCGACCCAGCGCGAACTACTTGTTCGCCGCGTTCCCCGAAAGCCGTAGAATAGCTTCCTTGGCAGCTAGTTGTTCAGCCTGCTTTTTAGTTGGGGCAGTTCCAATCCCCAAATGATTACCTTTCTCATCTACCGCTGCCATGGTGTACATATTCGTTGCCGCTGAAATCACGGCATACCCTGGAGTATGATGAAACTTAGCCTGATACAGTTTCTGCAGCTGCTCCTTGAAATTCCGATTGTTCATCAGAATCTTAGGGATATCAATATACGTTTCAACCAAACAAATTACGAAAGAGTACATTATCTTGAAATCGTTACCGGAATCGGTCCACAATGCTCCAAGAAATGCTTCTAGGATATCTCCTAGTTTCTTGAAGTTGGCTCGTCCAGCACATACGTCTTCATTGTGTCGTGAAATGATATAGAATTTATCCAGTCCAATTTTTTGGCTGAGCGATCCAAGCATTTCGTTACATACAATCTCTTTCTTGAGATCAGTCATGAACCCTTCATTCTCATCAGGAAACCGTTTCATTAGGTAAGTGGATACACATGCTCCAAGAATAGAATCACCCAGATGTTCTAGTCGTTCGTACGATTCGTCAAATAGACCCAGACATTCGCGAGGCTTTTCGGCCAGTTGGGCAGGTTCGCCAGTTGGAGATGTATACTCTGTCTTCTTGACGTACGATGAATGAACCATCGCTTTCTGGAAAAGCTCCGTATTCGTAACTACAAACTCACATCCATGCCTAGAAAGAATCGCTTGAATATCCGGTTTGGTAAACAAGCGGTTCTTTGAGTTGAATGGGTTGTACTGAACTTGCATAGTTGTTTGTACTTTTATTTCATTTACGCTCATGAAAGTCCGTTTTCAGTTAAAAACCTTTCCAGGTTGATGTTTTAGAGTTTAGTTAATTTACTCATCCTGCTCTCCAGGAACTGTACGCGCAAAGCTGAACTCGGACGCAACTAAGGACTGCTTCTTCGTTTCAATAATGAACTTGAAGAGACCTTCTGCATTAACATTCCCAGATACAGCAAAGTACTGCGTCGTAAGATCTTTCAGATCTTTTTGGGACAGAGACCACGGCTTCGTCCATTCGTTGGGACGCTTGACAGTAATCGTTGACCCATCATCTTCAAGCTTTACCTTCTTGAAGTTCTGAAACTCAGGAGCCTTAATAATGTTAGCGATCTCAGTCTCTACCTCCTTACGAGCATCACGCTTTTCGTATACTCGCTTATTAAGATCGCGAAGCTGATCATCAATGTCGCGGTACTGCTTGATACAAATCTTAAGGTCCTCCATTTTTAAGTAGTATCTTGTCCATAGAACAATATCCGTTTTCAATATAATGTACTTTGATGCCCGCGAAGTAGACAATTTGCGTAAGGTTTTCAACAAAGAAAACCCAAGCGCCAAACCTATTCGTTCAGGGGAACCAACGGTAGTTTGGAAACAAATTCAGAATCGGTTACACGATAAATGCGATAAGTCAACGGAATGTATGATTTTATCGCTTATGTCAAAACCTAAAGCTCCGGGATCTTGGCGCACGAATCCGGAGGAATGGCTTTCGTCTACCGATATTGACGCAGTTGAACGGCAGTATGCTAAAGTGTTCTCTGAATATTTTTATGTTGGAACAGTTCCGATAGATTTTGGTAAGAAATCAAAGACTGGGACATGTTTAGTGAGCTCATTATGTTCTCTAGACATTAAGGGGTTGTACAATAAAGGTTACCGCCAAATTGGTATTGTGTTTAATACCGATAAGAGCACTGGCCCAGGCGAACACTGGATCGCATTATTTTGCGATATCCGGCCTGAATTAGAGTTCCCTCGTATTACCTACTTTGATTCATATGCCGATAAACCTGAAAAGGAGGTTGTTCAGCTGATGAAAAAATGGTCGGAAACATGGGATTCTACTCATATTCATTCTAAGCCTATGCAGGTCACGTATAACAAAACACGGCACCAGTATGAGAATTCTGAGTGTGGAATGTATTGCTTGTACTTCCACTTATGCTGTCTCACTGGAACTTCTATGGCATCACGTCTTCCCGATAAGGTCGTAAGAGGTTTTCGTGGTTTATTATTCAAAGTATAAATGGAGCAAGAACCTGTTTGGTATAGTTGGTTTAAGTTTGGGGCAAAGATTGCTGCTGTTGCATTGATTATTTACGTCGTTACTATGGCGTTTATTACTGTACCTAAATAATAATGAGTGAGGCTTACGGGTACGCTCTCATACTTGTGATCCCCGTATTGCTAATTGCAACCGTGGCGTGGATTTTATACCTGATTCTTACACCGTCAGAAGTTCAGGCACAGGCAAAGGCCGAACCTACCTTCAACGCTTATAATTCTGTCATGTCTCTGGCACCACTAGGTTGCCCAACGGCATCTGACTACCGTCTATGCGATTACTACATCGCTTCTTCGGCATACTCATTGTTTCCAGGTGCCAAGATTTACGACTATATTTCGGATAGTGTGATTCCTATGCTTGTAAAAGCTGGTCCTCGGTTAGTTGAGCTGGACATTTACGATGATGGATCCGGAAGTCCAGTTGTAGGACTGAAGAACCAGAAGTTAGGAACAGATTATGCTTACAATACTGTGTCATTTGGAGCGTGCTGTGTAGGTATTGCTAACAATGCTTTTAACACAGTTGCCTGTCCAGTTGGAACTGATCCGTTCATCTTGAGTTTGGTGTTCCATACCAAGAACAATAATGTTCTGAATGCGTGTGCTGAAGCCCTTCGGACGTCATGCCGACCATACCTCCTAGACGCATCATATGGATACCAACGACGTAATCTGGCAATTGAACCTATTTGCAAACTTCAGTCTAAGTTGATCATTGTTTCAGGAAATGAGGTGAAAGGTACTATGATGGAAGAGTTGGTGAATATGTCATGGGGTACATCTAACTTACGTCGTCTGACGTACACTCAGGCAGCCCAGACACACGATAGCGATGAGCTCATCAACAATAACCGCAATAACATCACGATGGTTGTGCCGGATATTGAGGGGGATTTAGTGAACAAGAATCCCCAAATATTGTTGACGTATGGATGCCAGTGGAATCTGATGAATTATGGGTCGGTAGATAGCGCAATGGAACTCTATATTGGGGACTTCCAGGAGAATAGTGTAGTTCTAAAACCCGAGGCTCTTCGCGCGCTCAAACCTAAGAATTACAAGCAGCCGGTACTGCCCGATCCATCTGTATCTTTCCAGCCGATGCGCCAGACTTCTCCTATCTACTCCGTGACGGTTTAACACGACTGTCGCGAAAGAATTCCTTGCGTTAAAATAAAAAATGGCGAACAAGTGGCTTGCGCATGTGAAGAAGACGATGAAGCAGATGAAGAGCCGCGGTCAGTACAAGAAGGGCGATGGCCTGAAGAAGGTCATCCTGGCGGCCAAGAAGACGTACTCTAAGGGCAAGAAGGGTGGTGCCGACGAGGGTGAGGAGTCTGCGTCTGATGAGGAGAAGGAGGTTCCCCCCGCTGCCGG